ACAGAGGAAAGACCAACATTTTGACATTCGATCCCTGGGTTTTCAAGAGAGAATCGGGAAATAGAGTGCCAACGGATTACGAAGCATCTTATCTCAAGACGATGGATCTATTGAGCCTAGCCATAGAGCAGATGCACAGTCAGACTGAGTATTACAGGCAACATGGAAAGATGCCCAAAAGATATCTCAAGACATTGTTGTTTGATGGTTCTGATAAGTGGGAAAGCATTTGCAGGACACTCATGAAGGTACAAGACCTCGGTTTAGGTGCTGACGGTATAGGAGCTGCGAAGAAGCGTGTGACGCATTTTAGTTGGCACGTTAGAAAGACTCGTTATACTTCTGCATCAGAGTGTTGGCAGGGTTTGATGACAGGCGGAGTTCATGTCTATACTATTGCACACATGAAATCCACATATGATGGTGAAGGCAATATCGTTGAGGGTCAAGAGATACCAGGATGGCTCAAGGATAGCGATGGCGATCTTCAACAAGTTGTACTCATGGAATTGATTGAGGAGAGAGATGAGTTGGGCAGAAGGACAGGAGTCATAGATTCATATGCAGTTTTAACGAAGAACAGAACATCACTTGACCTTCCAGGAAGACATCAAATCTTCCACAGAGCACCACCAGAATTAGGTGGTTCAACATGGTATGGTTGGCCTAGCCTCAAGCATGGAAGATTTGAAACAGATCAGGGGCAGGGTTTGAATGGTACTCAAACTGAGATTTCCTCGTAATTCTTATCCTATTCCAATTGAGGAGTACAAAGGATATCAATCATCATACGGATGGTGGCCAGGCTCGCCCACGAACATTTTGCCAAGATTCACTAAATCATCGGTTGGAGCTTCCAACTTCTGCCCTCAACAGTATTTCATCAAATACCCGCTAGGAGTAAAGGAACCAGAAAATGACAACATGATTAGAGGAACTAATGTCCATGATGCAGTAGAGCAATTCTATCATGATGTTGATTTGGATGTCATTGATGAATTGAATGGTGTTGGAAATGATTTGCATGAATTGCATAATTATTTCATGAGCATAATACCAAACATGGATCGTTATGAGTTAGGAGAAGAAGAACACATTCGAAAGTACCTCTTGGCAGAGGCTATGAGGGCGATGGATTGTGATCTTGATTTGTTTCTTCCTGTTGGTAATGAGATTACATTACACGGAGTAGTTGAGATTCAAGATCAAAAAATACACATTACAGGCATGATTGATAGGCTCTTTGTTGATAACGAAGGCAGATATCATGTTCATGAGTTGAAGACGGGTGTGTTCAATCCTAAGAAGGACAGAAAGTGGGAGCATATGCGTCAAGAGTTGGCTTACTATGTATTTCTGATGAAGCATTGTGATAACAAGTTGTATGACCGAGATAACAATGTAATTGGAGAATTGCCTCTATCAGATGCCAATGTCGCTTGGTGGGGATGGGATCACACAGGAGGCGAGGGAATATACAGAGGCAAAGAATCTGTTCGGACCAGGGAGATGGCACTTATGCTTAGGAGTTTAGAAGACCTTCTAAGATATCATAGGAATTACAATGGAGATACAGACGGCATTCAATTTCCCTTGTTGCATCCAAACAAAACTAACTTTCTCTGCGAACCCTGGTGTGCCTTGAAGGGATTCTGCCCCCGTTATGATAAGCCACTTATGCCTTACAACGCTAGAGTGTTTAATAGTAAAACGCAACTTGAAGGGGGCGAGAGTGGATGAAGTATGTTAGTTTGTTTTCAGGAATTGAAGCCGCATCAGAAGCATGGCATATACTCGGATGGCAACCATTGGCATTCGCAGACATTGACAGATTCCCCTCTGCCGTACTCGCACATCATTACCCTGATGTGCCGAATGTCGGAAATGTTGAGGAGGTAGATTGGAGTGAATACAAAGGAAAAGCAGATCTCATTGTCGGAGGAAGCCCATGTCAATCATTTTCCGTTGCGGGAAAAAGACTTGGAATGGATGACCCTCGTGGTAACTTGGCCCTCGAATACCTTAGAGCTGTTAAGGAGATTCAACCAACGTGGTTCGTCTTTGAAAATGTCCCAGGACTTTTGTCATCTGAGGGGGGATCGGACTTTGGTAAGTTCCTCGGAGAGGTGGCAAGTATCGGGTATGGGTTCGCCTGGAGAGTTTTGGACTCTCAATTCTTCGGAGTCCCGCAAAGACGTAGAAGACTCTTTGTTGTCGGACATATTGGAGGAGATTGGCGAAGTGCCGCTGCGGTATTATTTGAGTCCGAGAGCTTGCAATGGCATACTGAGGAGAGCACAGAGGAGGGGCAAAGCCTTGCCGCCTTCTTTGGAAGCGGCTTTGCAGGAGAGAGCGAAGCATTACGAGGAGGAGGAGTAAGTGAATCCTCACAAGAGAATTGGGATGGAACACAAAAGACAGGCACTCTAACTACAAGAAGCCTAGATCAATCCATGCCCGATAAATCAAACTTCATGGGCATTGTTGAACGTGATCTGCATGAACCAGATAATATCTTTGAAAGTTCAAAGAGTCGTAAGGACTTGAGTCCTCCATTAGATGCAAGAGATCAGGGCAGTACGGGCAAACCTGTACTTACAGAGAGAGTTATACCGATTCATGATAAAGCCACTAGGTACAAGGGTGGCGGAGATACTAGAAACAATGATGGTGCAGGTAACGGATTAGGAATTGGCAAAGAGGGCGACCCTATGCCAACACTAGATACGGCATCAAACCATGCCATAGCACAACCGACTTCATATCGTAAATCAAGAAGGGCACAGAGTACAGAAGACAATGAAACATGGGTAAAGGATGACGTTAGCAATACCCTAAACACATTTGACATAGGAGATGCGAGAACTACTCAGATTATACAAGAACCAATTGCCTTTGAGCAGAATCAAAGATCCGA